AGAATAAAGAATGGGACTTAGTTCCAGATGCTTTATATCTCTACAGAAATCCTGGTTCAAATGTAGAAGCAGGACTTGCTCGTAGAAGAAAAGCAGAAGGTGAATCTTGGAAAAAAGGTTAACTTTCACACTTAAAGGACAATGGCAGAACCACAAAAAAAGGCACAATGTATGAGCACTATCGTTAGAATTACAGTTTTGAGTTGGAGTGCTGCTCTACTCACAGCATCATATGCAGGTCTTCTTGCAAAAATGGATCCAACTTTTATTGCTACGGTATTCACTGCCGCAGCAGCAACCTTTGGAGTTGATACTCTGAAGAAAGGAGATGATAAAGATGGAGATCAACCTCGTAGAGAACCTGAGATCACAGGAGTTGAACCAACTCCAGAACCAGAACCTCCAGCAGATATCGCAGTCGCAAGTACCCCAACTGAGGGTTGCCCAAACTGTGATCCAGGAGATACCCCAGACTATAGTAGATCGTCTAGGGCAATCTAATTCGCTTAGACCTCCAGTTACAAAGAGTTTGGCACTTCCTATTTTTGAAGTGCCAAACTTTACTTTAGATTATCCTGTGATTGATGTTCCAACTCAGGAAGAGTTTGATGCTGCAGTAAAAGCAGATAAGGAAAAACAACAACAGGAAATTGATAAACCAAGAGGGTTACCTGATACCTCCCCCCCTCAATTGCCTCAAGCACTTCAAACCCCCCCTTCTCAAACGCCCATTGCTGAAATACTAGCAGATAAACCTCAACCTACCTTTACAGTTCTTGGAACCGATATTAATCTACCTGATCCTTCTCTTGTTGCTACGGCAGGTGCTGTCGCAGTAGTTACTACTGCTGCAACTATGACTGCAACAACTGCACTCAATGCCCTTAAGAATGCAGCAGAACCATTAATTAAAGAGGCGACTAAGAATAAGTTTAAAATCAAAATTAAACAAGTTAAACCAGTTCTGCATTATGTTTTAGCGGAAGGTGGTCATATTGATATTTTTGAATATTCTTCTGAGGGAACTAAAATGATTGGTCAAACGGATAACGTAGAGCAATACATCCGTGACCAAGTTGAAATTAATGCTTTGTATGAGATTGATAATAAGATTATTATTGATGACGTAATTTCAAATAAATTCACAAAAGAAGGGCAGAAGAGATTTAAACCTCTCTTTGCCCCTGCAAAAAAAATTGCTAAAAAACTTTCAGCAAGATTATCTTTTTAAAAATCTATATTTGAAACGACCCAGGAAATAATTGCTGCTGGTATATAAGCAATTATGTTATATAAGGAATCAAGAAGAAAATTATTAAATCTTGATTCCTTTTTTTCTTCCTTCTTTTTTTCTTCAGACTTTTGTACTGTTTGAGTCATTTTTCTTTTTTAGTTTGAATGCAGCATCACCAAGAAATGAACCTACAGCAAGAGTAAGAACTTTAGCATATGCATCTTTGCTTGTAGATTCTAATTCGACTATTCCTTCACTACGAATGGCAACAGATTCTACCGCAGAAATCATAAAGGCACTCCAAACAATTAAAAATAATCTAACGATATTGAAGTAGATCATTTTTTCCTTTTTGCTGCTAAAGCATCAAAATCTTTTTTCTTTGTACCGCCATCATATTCCCAGGCATATCCCTCAGCAATCATTTGATTGTTGATTGAGGTTGCTTCTCCATTAATATAAAGATGACCGATGATACGACCATACTTTTCTGTGCTATCTGGAAGTTCAGTCTTAATTAGAATATCTTTGGCAAAGTTCAATCTTTCTTTGAGCCACTCTTTGACTTCCAACCCCAATGCTTTCTCTTTTGCATCAGTTGTTCTACTCTCTGGGGTATCGACACCAGCAAGACGAATTCGCTTAGTAAGGGAGATATCAAAACCAAGATCAATATCAGCATCAATAGTGTCGCCATCTACAACCTTATGAACTGAGCGTATTCTATAAACGTAAGGATCTTTGTCAGCCATTAGAAAGGTAATTTAAACTTCTCAGTATTTAGTTTGGGAATAGGTAATTTTTCAAATGCTTTATTGACCTGATTTTCTACAACCTTACCTACAAACTGTTCTGGATTGTTTAAGATTGCTTCTGCTTTTTTATAAGTCACATAAGCACCATAACAAAGTGCTCCACTAATGACTAAACTTGTTGTGGATAAAATAAGTGCTAGGTGTTTCATTTTTTCTTTCCTGGTTTTCTTCTTGCGTTTGATGCCATTTTTTGTTTATTGGTACGGCACTGACCAGTTGCTTTTCTTTTATCACCATTTCCGAATGTTGGATTACTTTTTTTCTTCATCTTTCATTTCCTCATGTGCTAATCTTAGTATATAGTAAATTACATAAAGAGTAAAAGAAAGACCACAACCAAGAATAATTAATACTCCCCAAGGAAATACGTTCATTCTCTTCCCTCTTCTTTATGAATCCAAATTTTCAAATCCTTTACATATTTTCTTAATGTTTCCGCTTGTGATAAGTGCCAGTCATCTCCAGTTTTTGTGTAATTCTTGATATGCTCATCTATAGCATCAAGACATTTTTTAATTACTGGATTCCAAGGTTCTCGAATCGGGGTGTTCCATTCTCTTGCCATTTTTGCACAAGTAAATAATTCCTACATCTCCGTCAGTATTATCACCAACATAATTTGATTTGCAATTAATATTATCAATTCTTACATTTGTAATTATATTACCTATGAAAAGAACTAATAATAGTTCGATCACTTTTTCTTACCACCGTTTTTTGCTTTTTTCGCAGTTGCATTACCTGAATTTTGTTTGGATTGCTTTCCACCAGCAGATCCTTTCTTTCCTTTATTTGCGGACTTGGCCATTTATTTGTACCGTTGGTAACTTAGTATTTATTGAACCCACTGGGTCAATTGTAACAATTTTAGGTGGTTGTATGATGACATCGGAACATACTTTTGCATATGGACTTGTAGGATGAAAGTCAATTCCACCTTTTTTTGCTTCTCCACATTTCAATAGTCTTACTAATTCAAAGTCAAGTCTTGCCTTTGCTGCTTCTGCGTCTTGTCTTGCAATCTCTGTACGAACTCTTTGCTTGCATAGTTCTTGTAATGAACCATCTATGGGAATTGAGATTCCTGCAGATATTCCTGTATTCAGGGAGTTTTGTTGATATGATGTTGGATCTGTGTTATTGGAAAGACTGTTGTATCCAAAAGTTTGAATATTAAATGTTGAACCTTGGCATGATACTCCTCCACCATAAGTATTCACAGCAAAAGGACCTTGTAACACCTGAACGGCCTGGTTTGTGACATTACCAGTCGCAGATGCTGAAGGTCCTGCTATATTTGTATTTGATGGTGCTTGTTGAGCATGTGCAGTAGTTCCTAATAAAAGAACTACTGTGTAAATACCGATGTACTGTTTGTTACTGAATCTTCTATGGTTTTTCGATCTATCCATGTCTCTTTTGCAATTCCAGGAGTCAGATAAGTCTCACTAAACTGGAACGGAGCACCTTGATTGATAATGGTATAGTTCGTACCTGGTTGTGGACGACCAGGTATATTGATATTAGTACCAGTAACTGTATAAGATGTCCCAGTGGTATATTCTATTTGTTTAATAACTTCAACCACTTCAGTGCGAGTTTTCGTTTCAGAAGTAATTGTGCCACTCGTGAAGTTGGGAGTGACTGGTGCTGCATAACAGGGAGATATAAGTCCCGTTGCAAGCAGCAAAACGGGAGTTATATGTTTCACTTGAATACGCTCAATTCAACTGTTCTTTGTGCAGTTCCAGTTGATCCAGGTCCACCAGCGGTGATAGTAGGAACACCAGTTCCACTAAGTGATCCCGCAAGAGTACCAGCAGAACCACCTAACTGAGTAGTAGAGTCGCTATAAAGGTTGGGAGAAGCAATTGTTCCAGAAGCTGCCGACTGAGAGGTGACAACAGTATCTGCAGTGATTGATGTTTCAGAGAAACTAAATGCTTGTCCGTTTGTATTGATTGCATATGAACCAGCGCCACCAACTCCACCAAGAGTTGTGACGTTAATATTTGTACCTGATGCTGAGTAGGAGGCACCTACTCTATTAGATTGTACTGCAGCACCTTGAACATTTAATTGCACAGAATCAACAATTTTGTTTGTAATCTCAGCAGCACTTGCGGGAATAGTAAAGAATAACGAAAAGGCTAATAGAAGTCTTTTCATTT